GATCGGCTGCGTTTTCATCAGTTATAAAGACGACTTGTACGTCTGATCCTGCCATTTTAATCTCCTATAAAACATAGGCGGGGCGTTAACCCCGCCAAATTAAACATTAGGCTGCGAAAACAAACGTACCAGTAGTACCCGCGCCAAGAGGCTGAAAGTTAAACGAGATATTCCACAGACCTGCCGTTGTGCAAGTAAAGTAGATGTACGAGCCAATGCTGAACAAGTTTGTTGTTGCGCTTGCAGGAGTATACTTCAACAAAGTTTCACCAGCAGTAGACGTATCAAACACAACTGCGCTGCTGGTACGGCTTTCAATAACGCTGCCTGTTTCATAAGCATCACTACCCGCACAATCAAAGCTCAAGAAAGCAGTGCCACCAGTAGTGTCTACTGACTGAGCGTGTACAACAACAGTACCTACCGCTGCGGCAGGAAGAGTAGTAATTTGCTGTGCGCCGCCAGTGAAGGGGTTGACGTTAATTCCAGCGACGTAAGTAACAGTGGCTCCTGTAGCTTTAGCAGTTACAGCTAGACCGTTCAGCGCGGGGCTTACGCCACCAGACAAGATAGACCCAAGTACCGTAAGGTCGCCGCCTACAGAAGCACTGGTGGAATAAGTTGAATTGGTAGTATCACCGCCTGTACTTGCGTCAGTGGTGATTTTAGTGAAGCCGTTCCGTGAGCGGACTGCACCTTGGAATGTTGTATTACCCATGTTTGTCTCCTTGTCGTGGGCTATGTCAATTACATCATGTAATTGTCAAGAGATATCGTCATCTTACATAAAAAAAGAGCAGCTGACAAGCTGCTCTTTTCAAGTTTATTCGTAACAGAATTAAGCTCCTGGAGAACCAAACACACAACGTGGGTCTGAAACACCAAAGCTATAACGCTCACGGGCTTTATAACGAACATTGCCTGTATCAAAATCGCCTTCCATAGACGTTTTGACAGCACTACGCTCAAAATGTTTAAAGCCGTTAGGTGCATCCGTTTTAATGAAAAATGCGTCAGTGTCGGTTAAGAAGTGATTTACTACATAACCGTCTGGCAACATACCCATATTACGGAGTGCATTGATATCATTGTCTGCTGTTCCTGTACGCAGATTACTTGCCATCAAACGCTCAGCTACAAACTGAAGTGCTGGTGGGATAATCATTTTGCGTCCTTGCAGAGCAATTTTCAGTCCACGCTCATCGATAAATGCAGAGATGTCAATTAACGACTGCTCTAAAGATGTTTCGTTAAGGTCAGCAGCAGTAGCCAGCTCATTCCGAAAATTCCCACCGCCATTAGTCGGGTGGTCAGTCGCGCAAAGCTCTTTACCGTCGCCATAAGTTACTGTGCTAGAGAACGCATTGTTCAAAACAGCAGCAGCTTTAACCTGCTTAGTGTTTGACATTGAACGAGCCAAAGCACGAGTGTAACGAGAACTGAGTCGATCGTAAAGGTTATCCTCTACAGCCTCTTCCGTAATCGCAAACGCTAGAGCTATTGTTTCGTGTGTGTAACGAGCCGTGAAAGACTCATTAGCTATGTCAAATGAAACCGCAGAACCTTCTCCTTTAACAGGAGCAGCACCAAAGCCACTTAGCATTACTTCTTCTTCAAACGCTCGGTCTGAAGACTCAGTTTCGAATATTTCAGCGTGTTCATTGTCATACCTGTCATACTCCAGTCCGAATAGAGCATTAAGTCCAGGCTCTAATTCTTTAAGGAGTTGGGATCTTGCTATAGCCATATCTTTATCTCCTTATAGACCAGTTGTATCGAGGTGAAACGGCAGATTTAGTTTAACTAAAGCTACTACCCCCGCTGAGGTGAAATCAATATCAGCACTATCTTTAAAGCCGATAATTCGAAAGTTGTCGGTGGCAGTTGTTGCACCCGCAGACGCAACAGACAGCTCACCAGATGAGATACCATTTGCGTGTTCGGTGCCAAATCCTGCGCCTTCAGCATTAGAATGAATTAAAGCTGTTGCTGTAGCAAGATTTGTTAAAGTAGCATCGCATTGAAGTTCAAAAACCTGAAAAGGATCATCATAAACAAACACAGTAGCTTCTGTGCCTGATTTTAATGAGGCTGTTGCAGGATAATTGTTGTCAAATCGAGGCTTGCCGTTGAGGTCGATGTATTCACAACCTGCCATAACACCTAAGATCGCCACTGAACCACCGTCTGCTGCACTTACAGATACAAGACCGTTTGTAAGAGGAATTACCATGTCACCTTGAAAGATGGCACTGGAAGATCCTGCTACTCCTGCAATTTGTACTTTGTAAGCCGTTAAACCGTTTCCGTTCGGTGTTGACCCTAATTTATTATGAGGCCGCAGTCCAAAAGGGGAATCTATATTCGCCATGGATTAGTCTCCTAAAAAATATTACTCGGAAGATTTGTCTCCTCCGAAGGTTACACGAGATTGCCTATCAGGTTTGCTAATAGGCATGGATGGGTGTTGTTCCCTCATAAGATCGTTGTCAACTGCATCCATTTGATCATTAGTTTGACCTTGGAAGTAAGCCGATCGTTGACTAACTGTTTCTTTAGGGATTCTTGCGAGTACTAGACCGCCAACTCCAATAACACCTGCGTGTTTACCGTCTTGGACGGTAGGAGCTTCAAAGTCAGGATACTCATCAGCACGAACTAATTCAAAGCCTTCGCGTAGCCGAGCAGAAAGGTTCTTCTTATCATCGAAACCCATGACTGTTTCACGGACCCATCGATGAACGTAGCCCTCTGGGGGGTTAGGAGCGTCTAATTGTGACGGTGGAGCCCACGGTTTATTGCGGACTGTTTTTTCCCTTGTTTGGGAAGAGCGTGGGCTTCGATCATTCATAATTTATCCTCACGTATTCTGCATACGAGATTTTTGTCTCGCATATTGTTCATAAGATACACCAAGTTTGTCAGCGATTGCAACCTCTGATTTTGTTAGCTGTATTTTTTGTTTGCCTCGTTTTTGTCCACCACGACTTGCCGAAGCAACCGCAGGACCACTTTGACGGGTAGATGCACCAAACTTATGGGGGAACTCTTGCCTGATCCGCCTGTCTATTTCAGTATAGTAATCATTACTGTGGGGGTCAAACCCTTCAGTTTCTACTAAAGTCTTATGAATAGAAAATGCAGTCAAAGTCATCGGTTCGTCTGAGCCAAACCAATCATTTTTATCTGCCCATGCGGTAGCTTTAGGGTCAGCGGGAGCAGCTCTAGGTTGAGCAGGTTGTTGTTGCAAAGGCTGAACAGGCTGAAGAGCTCGTTGCTCTTGTTGCCGTTTGACCATAGCAAGTTTGTCATTATTAGAAGCGACACCTGCCAGTTGACTTTGAGCTTCAACTTGAGCATCAACATCGCCACGGTCAATAGCTTCTTTTAAATTGTTCCTATAGAGCTGGTCTTGCAACTTTACCCTATTGTCAAACTCTTGAACAAAAGAAGAATCTAAAGAAGCATTTTTCTTTTGGGTTTCTTCTAACTCTTGTTTAGCTGATTGAGCATACTGTAACGCTGCTTGCTCACGACGTTCAGCTTCACGCATCTTAGCGGTTAGCTTACTGATACGTTTTTGAACACCGTCGCTATACTGCTCAAGCTCATCACTCGACTGTTCGGGTTTGGCTCCGGCTTCTAGTTTAGAATCGTCCTCGTTTTCAAGAACTTCAACTTCTATTTCATCCGAATCTTTATCATCAATTTCGATTTCTTGATCTTCTTTTTGTGCTTTTTGTGGCATGGTTACTCCATGAAGTTAAAGGTGCAATATATCATCAGGATTATTAATACGAGCTATGATCTCGTCATCATTGAGAATGCGGACTTCTCCTCCTTCAATTTTAAATCTACTTCCCGCGTATCTGCCGAACAAAACCCAATCCTTTTCTTTACACCAAGGAATAGTATCTTCGCCAAATTTGTTAGAGTCATGGTACGCAAGCGGACCAACTCTCAATACATAGCCACATACAGTGGCAACAGCCTCACGTTCTCTGACTTCATCAGGAACTATTATACCGCCCATCGTTTGTTTTTTACCTTGGTATGGCAAAATCAAAAGACGCCAACCTGTCGGTTGCGGTAATTTATCTAGAGCGCTGTCGGTAAGTTTAGAAGGTTCTAAGTACCTGTCTTCTGCAGATACATAAGCTTTTTCTAAATCCCCTTTTTCTTCTTGTTTTTGTTTTTTATTCTTCTTAGCAATATAATCAGGCACATATAGTGTTTTTGTCATACTTTGTTTACTTTCTCTAGCAGGTCTTTTAAATCCTGTTCTGTTTGGGCAAGCTCCCCGAGTCTAGCTCGGAGCTCCTTGAAGGCGGTAAAATCTGATACGGGGCCAAAACATAAAGCCTCTTGAATCAAACTTTGCCGATCACGAACATTTTTAAGCATATTCTCATAAATGTAAAGCTCATTCATGTAAGTAACTCTAAAGCTTTTTGTCGGGTCTCAAGGTTTCTGCGTGACCA